ATTAGATTTTAAGATACAAACTGGGCGAACACCGTAACTGAGGCTGCAGCAATAGCAGCGGATAAAGCCGGAAGGCGAAACAACGGCTAGCGCATATTTCCATCCTCTTTCCTCTGTACTCCATGCGGAGCAAGTCCAATAGTAATCATCCAATTCATCATTTGGCGTCAGTTCTGTGTATTTACGCGCTTCATCAAACGTCAGTGGTCTAACTTTGCATTTCGTTTCTCCGATTTTCTGTCCATCCACGGTGATCAAATCTACTATGTCAGTTTCGATGTTCTCTTCTCCAAACTCTTCTCCAAAATCTTTCAGAATTTCAGTATCACAGAGTTTCTTCAAGGATGATTTGTTATAGTCAGTTGTATCATCATCAAATTTCACATTCTCTTTCACGAATCCGAGTGAAATGATCTTGGTATGCTCTGTGTACTGTTCCAGAACTTTGTATTTTCGCTTTCCGGTAGTCTGGAAGATATCTCCCGGCTTCAGTTCGAATAATCCCACCTTGCCAGATTTTTCCTGTTTTTCCAGAAGTTCAACCAGTTCCTTTGCTTTCTTTAAAATTTCACTATTATTCATATCACATTTCCTCCTGCTTCATAAAATCTGGAATCTCTGGTTCTTTACCTGCTGCCGGTACCGGTTCTTTTTCTACCGTCTGGACAGTTTCTGCGACCGTTGGCTGCTTCGGCTGTTCTTCGATTGCCATTGACTCTGGGATAAATTCTTCGGTGTTAGCGTTTTGCTCGATATCATATGCAACATCAGCTGCAAAAGCGTCATTTTTTGAAATTGTTTCTGTATCACTGTCCGCTTCCTGTACGAAAACATCGCCATGAGTGTTGATGATCTGCTTTAAGGCACGATTGACAACGGTTTTCTTTGCCATCTGATCAGTGAATTTCTGGTGTGTGCCATTCTCATTTTCCTTGTATCCGAAGCCCTGTGACCAAGATTGTTTAATCTGTTTGATATTCATTACTTCCAGATGTTTCGTTCCATCTTCCATCAGCACAACTGCGTATGCTCCAAGGATTTTTTCGTTATCAATGTTCATAAAATCCTGTTCGTGAGAATCCAGAACCTTATTTCCATCTTCAATATGATATTTGAATTTATCTCCCTGGTAGATAATCTCCGCGTGAATGTCTTTCATTCCGTATCTTCTGGCAATCGTCATGTTTCCGAAATATGATCTCTGGAACTGACACTGACCGCTGTAAGCGATGAAATACCCCTGCTTCTTCTGCACCGAAAGTCCCAGTGTCGCCATGTTCATAAGACTGTTTGCGATGCTAATCTGGCTACAAGATTCCAGAATTGGTTTGTTATTCCTGTCTTTTGTTTCTTTGAGCACCAAATACGCTCCCATAAGTGCATTGCTGAGATTGTAGTCTTTTGGAAAAGAAAGACCATATTTACATTTTTCTTCAAGCTGTTTTGTCAATCCGTCAATAAACTGATTGTTAATCACAACTGCTGCCTGCTGTTCTCCTACTGTTGCTACCTGTGTTTTGTTTGCCATTTTAATTCTCCTTTTCTTTTCTAATTGCTTTCGCAAATGATTTGCATTTCAAAAACATTAATATCGTTCTAACCGGCATACTTTTTATTGCTTCGATATGTTTGGTTCGTCCTCCAAACATTACCCATTCCTGTTCCAGAAGTGTATTAATATCATCGATTGCTTCGCCCGGAACGAATTTTCTCTTTGATTGCAAATACTGTTTATGTTCGTTTTCCCATACACAATGTTTGCACTCTGGTTTAAATGATGGGGCTCTACGCCCTGTTCTTTCGTCTAAAAAAGAACTCGCACAATATCTACATGGATTTCTTTGAACTGACATTTTGCCCTCCTTTTTAATATCATTAAAACTTACTGCACTCTGCTGTACTCATTCTTATCCAATCTTTTCAGTGCTGTTCCATTGAAATTCGATTTGTAGCCTCGCTTTTCCGTAGCTCCTCGTAACTCAGCCTCTCCATAGCCCTTCAATTCTTATCTACTCAGTACCTTCGCAAAGCGCCTTGCGGCACTGTCATTCCGTTTGCTATGTTTATTTTCTCTTTTCCAATCAGGTCTTAGCTTTGCTTTTCCGTTTCATATCATTTCACTTTCAACTCTTCCCACTTGAAGCGACCTTTGCCTGAATTTCTCCACTGTCCGATACCTCTCAATTCCCCGTAATCAAGCCATTCTCTTACTACAGCTTCATGACTATCGCATAAACATTTAATCGTAAATTCAATCTGACTTCCAGCCGGAATGCTTTCACTGTTTGCCAATGCAATTCTTTCACCCTGTGCTGTCTGTCCTCTTAATGGTCTCTGACAAGTTCCCATTTCACCGTCAAAATGAATCGGAATTTTTCTTTCTTCAACAAAAATCAGACCATCAATTTCTTTCTTATAAGCCTTGATTTTAGATGATCTTGAACCGGTGACTTTTCTGAGCATACCACAAGCATCTTTGAAAAAGCCTTTGATCTGATAATCCCAGTAAATTGGAACACCGTTGTCTCTCGGAAATACTGTCATGGATTTCTCCACAACTTCTTCTACTCCAATAGCTTCCACCTCTTCTTTTCTTGTTGGTGCATCTGGTGCATTTGAAGCAATAAACTTTTCATGAATTTCCGGGTCTGCGCTTGCTGTCCCTAAAATTTCCTCTAAAAATGTTAATCTTACCTTTAATTCTTTCATTTTCTTTTACCTTTCTTTTTTGGTGCTTTTCCTAGCTGTTCGATTCTATGCCGCCGCATTGCTATGTTTCGCCTTGCCCTTGCGTTTCCGTTGCTTATCACAGCTCTGCCCTGCTTCTCCTTTGCGACACCACTCAGTTCCATGCCATTGCCCTACACTTCATCGTTCGTCATTGACTTGCCATTCCTTTGCGATCTCATCAGTGCGCTTCTATTCCACCGCTACGCCTATCGAAGCTCTTCCTTTGCGAATCTGTTCGAATTATTTTTAAATATTTTTCACACTTAACTCCCCGTCCGAAACCTTCAACAGAATCATCTGTGTATCTAATCCTGGAATCCTGTCCGAATTTATGCTTTCGGTATCGTCAACCCAAACCGGAAGTCGTAAGTCGTTCATCTCCTGCAATCCCATCACAAGGTCAATGTCGCAAAGAATCCGGTCGCTATGGTTCAGGCCGTTTGCATAATCAATACCATTGCAAATCATCCGGCAAGTTTCCATCGGTTCTCCATCCTGCGTGTAGTCAAGGAACTGGAACTGGAAGTGTTTGAAGTGCGGATTAATCACTGCTGCCAATGCCTTATTCTTCTCAATGGAATACTTGGTCAGCTGATCTACTTTCTGCTGAATGTTCGCCTGCTTCTGTGAAAGCTTTTTCTGCTCTTCCTGCATCGTTTCAAGGTTATTAGCTTTTTCCTCAAGCCTTGCGGTCTGAGTCTTAATCTTTGCTTCAACATCTCTGAGTTTTGCTTCCAGAGAATGACGGTTGTTGCTTAATAAAATCCTGTCATTTTCACCATTTCCGATGCCATTGAGACTTTCTTCCAGTGCTGAGATTTTGCCGCAAACTGCCTTGTATTCTTCATCGCCAGACATATCCGGTTCTGGAATCGGTTTCTCTGCTTCCTTTTCCGTTTCTGCGATTTCAAGTGCCAGAGATGTGATTTCTTTCTTGGTAGCTTCAATAGCTGCTTCTGCTTCTTTCTTAGTTTCATTCGCTGTTTTCAATCCCTCGGAAGCTTCATTGCCGTCCTCAGTGATCTGCTCCAGTTTGGTGCGTTTATTTTTCTCAAACTGTTCTTTCTCTCCTAATTTTTTGGATATCCTGGACTGCTTATTAAACTCAAACTTGCGTTTCGCAGTTTCCACCTGTTCTTCTGGAAGCGTCTGTCCGCATGTCGGACAAATAGCTAATTCTGGGTCAAATTCTTCTCCACGGATTGCAGTAAGTTCGGTATCGCCGCCCCACTTCTCTTTTAATGCTTCCGTATATTTCTTTTTAGCCTGCGCCAATGCTGCTTTGTGGCGTTCAATTCCTTTGTTAGCGTGTTCCAGATCCATTTCGGCAAGTCTTAATTTGTTCTCGGCATTTTTCTTATCGGATTTCAGCGTATATAATAAGGAAGTTATTCTGTCATGTTTTTCTCTAGCTGTTTTACCAGCTTTCTCAACCAGTGCGTCACGTGAACGCTTCAGCCCTGCCAGCTCAATAGAAATCCGGTCGTATTCCCTTGAAGCATCACAGAGTACTTTCTCCTGCTTCTCGTTTTCTTTCAGCAAGTCAAGAAGATCGTCCCTTTGCGCCGGAAGTGTTTCATCGCATTCAACCTGTCGGCTCTGCTCTTTTCTGATCTGCTTTGCAATATCATCAACATCTGACTTGGCTTTTCTCAGGTCTCTTCTGCGGGCTTTTAAGATTTCTTCGATAGAATCTCCTTCCACGCCTTCGTTCTTTATCCATTCATACTCCGGATGCTCCGCTCTGAACTGTGATTCACTGAATCCTGCTATTCCTCCCAGTGTTTCCCTTGCTTTTGCTGTTGCTTTCTGGATTTCATTCAAAAACACTCTGGCGTTGCTGCACATGGCAATCGTATCGGGATCGGCAATCCTTTTAAGAATCTCCATATACTCGGTTTTGTTCCGCTTAATTCCGTTGACGTAATATTCAACCGTATTTGATGATTTTCCTTTCTTGGTCTTTTTCTGGACAACATATTCCGTTCCGTCAACGTCAATAACCAGTTCTCTCACCACTGGATCATTAACTTCTTCACCGTCAACCTTCCGGCGGATATTGTTCGGGAGTGTTCCGTCTGCCAGTTTTCCGGTCAGAACATCAAAATATGCATCCATCAGAGAAGTTTTGCCCTGTCTGTTTCTTCCGGAAACTTCTGTTCTTCCTGCGAAATCAAATTCTTTTGCTTCAAATTTTTTGTAGTTTTCAACGCTCAGTTTTTTCAAAGTTACCTTTTCCATTTTTGATTTCCTCCATCTCCATTACTGAAACTTCGTATGCTGTTTTTCTGACATAAGAACCATCTGACTGCTTTTTCCAATAGTCACGGCTCTGCATACGGCCCTTTAATTTAACTTTTGTACCTACTTTCCATTCAGAAGCTTTCACCGCCAAGTCTCTCCATGAAATACAAGAAATGTATTCGGACCGCCTGTATCCATTGATTGCCACACAAACTTCGCAGATTGTTTTTCCTAATGGCGTTTTTCTCAGCACCGGCTTCTTGCAAATGTTTGCAGTCATTTCTACTGTATTCACAAGAAGCGTTCCTTCCGTGCTGACATCATATGCTTCCAGATACATATACTTTTTCTCTTGGTGGTCTGCTCTGACCCATTTGGAACGGATTCTTCCCGAAACCTTTATCCAATTCCATTCCCGGAACGTACCTTTGAGTCTGTTCGGGATCTCAACAATGATATTGTCCGGTGTTCCGCTGAACCGATCACTTCTGACGACTAGAAAGCTTTTGCCCTTCCTTGGCTTAAATTTGACTTCTGCCGGATCAGTTACGAATCCGGTCAGTGTTGCTTTGTTTAAATCTTGCATTTTTGCTTTCTTTTTCCTTCCTTTTAATGTCGTGTACGAAGTCATTGATTTTTAGCATCACTGCCAGCCCGGCTGTACTCATTAAGATGTAATCCAATGCCAGAATCGTGAGTGCGTCCAAATTAGTCACAGCCCAGCATACTGTAAAGAACACGATTGCCAGACCAGAAACCCCGAACACTGCAAGCCCCTCTAAGTAAGTTCTCATTTTTTTCCTTTCCCCAGCAATCCCATTGCCAGCACTGTAGTCAACAGAGCAATGATTGCCAGATCTTTGTTCCTTGCTTCCTTCTCAAGGTCTTTGATGATCTCAGAAGCAAGTGTTTTGCCAGTTTCCTTAGTGATTTTAGACATTAAAAATGCCCTCCTGTGTTTTTATTTGTCAAATACAGGAAGGTGTGATATAATCAACCTGTATTTAACTTACTCAAGCTAAGTTAG